AACCTTCATCATTCATTGATTTTAATGTTTTAAACATATCTATTGCATCTTCTGCTATAACTTTCATAGCTCTTTTAGCTGATGCTACGTCTGTATGTCCGTCTTCAGTCATCGATTCTTTCTTTACGCAATTAGGATACATCTTACCAAACATCTTTTTCATGCCTTTTTTCTCGTATCCTTTCCAACATTTTTCACATAAACATCCAAAAGTTTCGTTTACTGATTCCACTGGTTCATACCCCCGTTTTTGTTTATCTTTACGTTTCTGTAATCCACCATCTACTTCATAATCATCATCGTCAAAATCATAGGTTGCGTGTTCAGCACCTTTACCTTTTATATGAGGACCACTATGATAGCTATGGTGTTTATAAAATTCTTTTCCTCTTTTAGAGTCTTTAGGTGGTTTAACACCTTTTGTCTTTTTAACTTGTTTTACTTTAGTTGGTAAAGACCCCTCTAAAATTTTTTTTTGCTCTCCCATCATCTTATAAATATATAACTTATCTAAACCATGTAAGATACTTTCACCACCCTTTTGTAATTGTCTATAACCACTTGCACTTCCTGCTTCTTTTGAGCCAGGCTCAGGAGTTGCTGGAATACCACCACTTTTACTTCCTTCAGGTGGTGTCGTTGGTTTTACAAGTACATCTGATGTTGTAGTTATATAATTAGCCGACTCTCTTGGTATAGTATAATTAGGTGATTTACCAAAAGCTCTTCTACCATAAACTCTTTGTTTAGGTGCTAATGGTGGTGTATCATCTCTTAACTCGTTAGGATTAATCACCTCATTACTTTTCACATATTCAGGAGTAATCTTAGTTCTTTTAAATGTTCCACCAGCTAAATCAGGTTGAGGTATTTCACTACCATCTCCACCATATATTGAATCTGCTGCTGGAGCTACTATTTGAACCATTCCTCTTGGCATCCCTGCTGCTGTAATATATCTTCTCTCGCCATACTTTGTAAAAAGACCATCAGGCCACGCATCTCCTGTATTTAATCCTCCACCATAGGTGGTGTAAGATGCTTCCAATAAATCATTCTCAAACTTATTAACAAACTTCTTCACTATCGTATACCCATAGCTTTTCTTTTACGAAGAGATTTCCTTCTCTTCCTAACCATCATAGCTTTTTTACCACGTTTCTTCATCCAAGCTCTTTTCATAGCTCTTTTCTTCTTAACTCTGTCTTTACCAGAGACTCTTACACACTGCTTTTTGGATGGGTTATATCTTTTATTTCTTGGACAAAGAACTCTGAGTTTGAGTTTTTTGTTACGAATGACTCTTTTACGTCTTAGTTCATTTAGATTGTTTATGATTTCATCAAGAAAAACCTCAACCATAGTATTGAATTGTTCTTCATCATTCAGAACATCTTCAGTTACTCCATCGAAGAATCCGTTTTTAATTGACTGTTCAACAATCTTTCTAAACATTTTAAGCTTTCTTTAAGACAAGTTTTAATTCTATAATATACTTCTTATATGCTTTCATTAATGCCATAGCTCTTTTTCTATCACCAGCTTTATCAGCTTCTTTAATCATCATCTTGAAGTTCTTATCTAAACTGTCAATATCCTTTTGAGCTGACTTTTTAGCACCCTTATACATATTAGGTGCTTCATCTAATCTAAAATCTTTCCATTCAGCCCACATTTTTTGAGTATACTTTGGCATTACATTCCCCTAATGATGTCGTTTGCTATTGACTCTACTTTACACCACTGACCACATTCGTTAGAATTTCTTTCGTCAACCCTATACTCTACACTCTCATTGATTACACCCTCATTTGTTGGATGTAAGAAAGCACCTTGTGTAGATGGATTGGATACGAAATCAAATGCAATAAGTTCAAAATCAGGTTGAACTGCAACTGTTTGTTTTCCACCCTCATCCTCATCTATGGTTTCTACTGAACCCATACCTCTTGAAGATATACCTAACTTAATACCTGATTTAAATAATTCTTTTAATATATTTCCTGCTGGTGTTGGTAAAACTTCTACCGTTCCAACCAAGTCGTCATTTTCCCACTTCATCTCTCTGATATTGTGAGAAACGTTAGCTAAGTTGACTACTGAACTCTCTGGATGGTCGAGTTCTCCCATAGCTCTACGCTCTGATATAAATGTTTTGTTGTATTTGTTTGCTTCCCTTACTAAAATCTCTTTAGGGTATATTCTACCATTTTGGTTTTCAGCATTTGCTCTTTGTAAGATGCCGCTAACAATCAACTTTCCATCATTTTCTTTCATGGATTCGTTAATCTGTGATGGTTTTATATCAAATGGTATGTAATCTACTATGAGTTGTCTCATCTTGTTTCCTAACTTCTTACTTTAATTATTTCAGTTCTAATTTCTTCTAACTCTTCTATAAGTTTATCTACCTTGCCAAGAGCCTCTATCTTATTAAAACTTTTTCTATCCCCATTCTTTAGGGATTCTTCACAAAATTTTTTGGTTAGTTTAATAATATCTAACAACTTATAAATAAGCTGAAATTTAAAGTGCTCCCACTTTGGTTTTTGTTTCAGTTTCACAGGAAACCCTAATGTAACTGACCGACTTTATTAGCTAACTTAACTAACCTTTCACTAATCTTCTTCATAGCCGTATGGGTTCTTTTCCAATAGGATGTAGAATCAACACCTATTTCATTCTTTAAACGAATATTCATACCGACTATGCTCTCAAGAGTTTTTAAGGTATCACGAACTTCCATCATAGAACGACCAATCTTCTGTTTTGGTGTTAGAGTTTCGTCATTTCTGTAATCGTGGTATTTACCTTCAGTTACATTTTCAAGTTTCTTATCAATCTGTTTTGCTTTACCAGCTTGAACTCTGGTTACACTTACAATATCTTTACGTTTTTTTAATTGTTTTGCAACCATCATTTTAGCTTCACCTTTACCACTAGCATTAACTATAACACTACCTAAACCATCAACTTTAACATGAAACTTAGCTTCAGTCATGCTGTAACCACTTTGACTTGCTATACTTTTTCTTTTCTTTTTATCTTTTTTACGTTTACCACTAAAAGCAAATGGTGTCTTGGGAGGACCTTCTCCACCGTCTAATGCACCTGTAACAGATGCTTCATCTAACTCTATGTCATCTTCGATAAGTTCACGTATTGTGTTTTTTAGTTGTTCAAATTTAGTTTGCGACATTATCTATCTCCCCAATAAGTTGGTAATACCTCATCATAGAAACAACCTGCTTATCAGAAACAACCTTACCTTTTTTCAAACCATCGATTTGATTAACAACTTCTGTTAATTTAATCTGTGTAACTTTATCATCTACTTTTTTAATCTGAGTTTTCAGAGTATCTTTAACTACTTCTACTTCGGAATCGACATATTCTCTTAACTTATTTGTGTTAGAAATGTTATTAATGTATTCTTTAATTAATTTCTTTTGCTTTTCAGTTAAGTTGGAATATTTTTTATTGAATTTTTCTACTAATGTAGAATATGCTAACATTCTCAAGTCTTTTTCTTGCTTTTTTAGATAATCATATGTTTTATTAGTCTTAGAAGCTTTAGATTGAGATGTAATATTTTCTACAATAGTATACTTTGTTGTAACATATTTATCTGGAGCTACTTCTTCTTTATGTTCAAATAAGTTATAAATAGATGCTAAAACTTTATAATTGTTGATTTTTGTATTAAAAAAGTCTTTTTCATTGTAAGATTCTCTTATTTCTTTTATAAGATTATACTTTTCTTTTTTAATAGAACCACTACTCAACTTCTTTCTACTATCCATTACAGCTTCAATTAATGTTTCTGCACGAGATTCAGTATTGTATTTGGTTTCTGTAAGTATTTTGTACAATTCATACTCTTTGCCGAGTTGTGTACCATTTTTAAAATACCTTTTTACTATGTTTACAGCTTTGGAACTGTTAGATTCCATTAAGTCTACTGTAATCTGTCTTGTCAACAATTCAAAAAGAATACCAGTATTCTTGATTTTATTGTGTTTCATCTTTTTATTTAACATTAAAATGCTCCAGCGTTAAGTATGTCATATATAAATATAAAAATATAAAAAATTACTTTAATTTTGCGTCTTTAAGTTCTTCTTTATATTCGTTTTTAATTGTTTCAGCTTCGTTAATTAATTGATAGTCTTTTTGAGAAAACTTCTTCATATTCTGTTTCAAACCATCAAAATGTGCAAGTGCTAAACTTGGATTATACTGTTTTTTCTTATCATGTGAACCTAAAGGATCTCTTCCTCTTGCTCCACTATCTTTTCCGTATTTACCACCCTCTTTTGGACGACCTGCTCCTTCAAATCCACCTGGAGGTGAACCACCCTCATCATCTAACTCATGTCCTGTCCTACCTGCTTGGTTATCTGATGGTGTTCCTTGTGCCTCTCCACTCTTTGCAGGGTCGTTACCCTCACTCTCTATCTGTTGTCGTCTAAACTTCTGTTTATAATCAAATACAATCTGATTATCCATCTCTTTAATCTTATCATCGGTAAAATTAAATACGTTTCTGTAAATCCACTCTGTAGAAACAATACCATCCTGTAACATTGAAGATGCTAATTGTGTCTTGCTACTCCACAACTCAACCTTTTCAGTTTCGTATATCGTAGACGGATTTGTAAGATTCAATTCAAAATTAACTAAGTCTGCATCTTGATAACCTTGTGCATACAAGTGAACAATAGCTATTTTAGTCAACTCTGATATCGTGATTCTTTGTATTCTTTCGATAGTTCTAGCAAACCTTACGTCTTCTGCTGCAAGTGTTGCTTTACTACCAAGTGATTCTTCATATCCAAGAAATGCTTTAGGAACACGAAGTGCTGCTAAGAGTTTATTCTTTAGATAATCTATATCTTCTACTGCTTCATAAGATAAACCAGGAAGTGATTCGATTCTTGTTCCACTATCTCCACCACGAACTGGCAAGAAGAAATCTTCAGTAATATTCTGCATATTATATTTTAGATTATATTCACCAGTTGCTTGGTCGATGATAGGTGTTTTCTTCATCTTGTTTAAAATCTTTTGCATATAGTTATCAACTTCTGCAGGTGGAATGTTTCCAATGTCTATTTGGAAAACTCTCTTTTCAGGTGCTCTCATAATACGATGTATCATCATAGCATCTTCCATAAGTGATAATTGTTTCCAAGTCTTTCTTCCCTGTTCAATCATTGACTTACCATATGGAAGAAAGTTTGAATCTGAAAGTAATCTGAAGTGTGCTACCTCAAAATTTTCTAATTCTGATTGGTGTGGTTTTGCAGCACTATATGATGTGTTCTCACTTGTTCCTTGTTCTAAGACAAACTTAACATAGTGTGGATTTTCTGCATCTAATCCCTCTACTCTTGCTATGTCATATGCTGAAAGTGGTGCTACGTTTGTGATACCATACTTTTCGTTGATTTCTAAATGTAAAAAGAAATCACCATACTTACACATATTACGAACCCACGGCCACAAGTTAAACTCTATATTCAATATATCATAAAACAAGTTATGTAATATTGCTTTTATATTCTCATTTTCTGTTTGTATTTCTAAGACACTACCATATTCGGATTTCATTGTCGATTCATCAGCGTAGATATCTAGTGCTGAAGAAACGATACCATCATTATCCATTGATTCGTAATCTTTGAATAATCCTAACCTCAATGATTTCTTATGAACTGCATCTGTAGTTGCACTAGCTCCGTAACCAGAATATAATTTTGTGAATCTATCAATAAGATTGCTCTTCGCTATATGCTGAACTTTATCTGTGTCAGCTATCTTTAGTTTCTTACCACCAACATTCCTAACAATTACATTGTTTGAGAATAGTCGTTGTAATCTTCCAAATAATGATTTATCAGCCATCATTTACCTCTTTTTAATTAAGTAGCCACTCTAAGGACTCTTTTTGTTTGTTTGGGCCTCCACCATGTTCCCATACCCAAGAATCGTTTTTATTTTCTTCAGGAGAATAAACACCCTCATGTGCATTTATATTGGATAATGTTTTTCTTGATAACTCAATACCCTCTGCTCTTAATCGTAGAGCAGTTTCTCTTATCCACAATCCCATAGCAAAAGACATTACCAAGTCATCATTGTAACCTCTCATTGCTTCTGCTTTTTGTCCATTGTATATAAATACAAACAGTTCGTCAATTAATCTATGTGATTGAACCTCAACTGCTTTTTCTCTAAAAAATTCTTCTAATTTTGCTATAACCAATGGTCTCGTTTTCATCGACATTGTAAAACCAGGCACCATTTGTTTTTCTTCTCTATTGTGCCTGTTATGAACCTGTCTCTGAGTATCAACATACTTTAAATCTTTTGATGTGTAGAATAAGTTCTGATAATCTCTGTCTATTATCTGTTGGATTGCTGCCCAACCAATATTGTTATTCTCCACAACGAGTAATGCTTCATTATACTCTTGAGCTACGTTCACTAACATATTACCATAGTCTCTTGTAGATAATCTACCTTTGTATTCTGCTACCTGTTTACAACTTTCCAAATCTATAACGTGAAAAGCAGAATAGTCTGTAGAGTCTCCTCTACTAACGTCAGCACATACTATATAATCTTTTGTGTAATCTGCTGGCTCCCAAATCCATAGATTACTATCAATACCACGTTTTTCGATAGGTTCTACACACGTGGTATTTTTCATTTCTTCTAAAATAACACCATCAATAACGCTTTGACCAGAAGTAATGAAGTCACAATCACATTCTTGAGCAGCCATCTTTTCACCTAACAACTCTGTTTGTAGATCTCTCCATTCCTGGTCTCTTTC